TTACAATCCAACCTTGTGTTGCATCTACATATACAAAAGTTACTGAAATACCATTTGTTGATAGAGTCCCATTAACTGCTGTTCCGCCAATATTAGATCCATTTCTTCCAACTGTTAAATTATTTGTTGCAAAAGTATTTGCGTAATCACATATACCAACAATTGCTCCAGCACTTGGAGAAGATGGTAATGTTACTGTGAAAGCTGATGAAGTTGTATCGCAAAAATATCCAACTCCTGATACTGCCGTGAATCCTGTTGTCTTTTTAGTTGTATCCCAATCTACTGTTCCTGTTCTTCCAAAACCTGTTGCTGTACCGTTATTCGTGATTGTTGCACCAGCTGGAATGATAATTGTATCTCCACTGTCGCCCAATGTTAATTGAGTACATGTTTGTTTAGGACTAATTTTATTTACTTTTATTTCACTCATAATTTTATTTTATTGGAATTTATATCTTATAACAACTATTCCTGAGCCTCCATTATAACCCGATTGTTGGCAACTCCATTGAGCCCCACCACCTCCTCCACCACCTCTATTAGCAGTTCCGTTTTGACCTGATGATGGTGGACTTCCTGGTTGACCATTTCCTCCTCCACCTGTCCCGCCTGATCCAGCAGTTGGTGCGCCATAATTACTTCCACCTCCACCTCCACCTCCAGCATAAGCTGTTGGAGATCCTGAAATTGAAGTTGTTGCTCCTGCTCCTCCAGGACCAGAACCAGTAGGTAACCAGTCGGATCCAACTGAAGTTGCTCCTCCACCCCCACCTGCTTGCCAAGGATTATTTGGATTTCCAGCACCGCCTGTATTTCCTTGAGGTGGTGATACAGGAGGTGTATTTCCTGTTCCACCTGATCCAGCAATATTACCAGAACCTCCGCCACCAGAACCACCTGGTCCTGATTGAGTAGGTGATGGTTGTGATGCATAATGTCTTCCATAACCACCACCTGTTGATGTAATTGTTGAAAAAGTTGAAGGATTTCCTGGTGTTGAAACTGGTTGTGTTGGAACAGATGGACCTGGAAAATTACTTCCACCTCCGCCACCAGTTCCAATTCCTCCACTCCCTACTGTAATTGGATATCCTGTAGCTGTTACTGGTAATGATGTTGAAGAAGCTAATGGAGAAGCTGTCCATGGAGCTCCAGGTGCTTTTGATTCTCTAAATCCTCCAGCTCCACCTCCTCCACCAATACCTCCACCAGCTCCACCTCCACCTGCTACTACTAAATAGTCTACTGAATTAGATCCTAATGAATTTCCAGCACACGTTACTGTAAAAGTTCCTGGTCCTGTAAAAGAATGAATTTTGTAATCACCACAAGTTGTAATAGTTCCACCTGTTGCTGCTACATATTGAGCAACATTAATAATTGATAATGAACCAGTATCAATTATTCTCCATCCCTCTGTAGCATCTACATAAATTAAAGTTGCTGTAGTATTATTCACATTTAATATTAAATCTGTAGCAGATGCATTAATATTAGAACCATTTCTACCAATTGTTAAATTATTAGTTCCCCAAGTTCCTGTGTAATCTGAAAAAGCTACAATATCTCCAGCACTCGGTGTTGCTGGTAAAGTTGCTGTAAATGCAGCACTATTTGTATCACAAAAATACCCTACACCACTAACTGCTGTGAATCCTGTAGTTTTTTTAGTTGTATCCCAGTTTACTGTACCATTGTATGTTGCACCAAAACCTGATGATGATGCACCAGATGCTAAAGCAACTGTTTGTCCAGATGTTCCAATAGTAATAGTTGTACTATTAGTTTGAGTAATTATAGTACTCGTATTTGAATTCTGTATTGTATCTATTCTTAATATTCCTGCCATAATTTTTACTGATATTTATATCTTATTAATACTATACCCGAACCTCCAGATCCTCCAGCTCCTCCAGGAGGAAAAGGTGTTGCAATACCTCCACCACCACCCCCAGTATTAGCTGTTCCTGCATATGCTGTTGCACTAGGAGATCCATTTCCTCCGCCTCCTGGACCACCTGGTTGTCCTGGCGTAGCAGCTCCACCTCCACCTGCAAAAATTCCTCCAGAACTTGGACCTGCATTTGGTCCATCTGCAATATAAAAAGATTTTGGTGCTGCTCCAAATATTGGTGTTACATCTGTTCCTGATCCTCCAGCTCCTGATGAAGCTCCTCCAACTCCTGCAGTACTAGAACCACCCCCTCCACCACCTCTACCACCTGTTGTTGAACTTCCGCCTGGATTTCCTTGAGGAGGACTTACTGGTGGTGTATTTCCTGTTCCACCTGATCCCGAACCTTGACCAGAACCTCCGCCCGATCCTCCACTTGCACCAGACTGACAAGGAGTAGCATTAGGAGAACCTCTTCCACCACCAGCTGATGTTATAGTTGAAAATATTGATTGATTACCATTAGTAGATCCTGAAGGAGAACTTGTTCCACCTGCACCTACTGTAATTGGAAATTCTGTAACAGAAACAGAAAATGAAGTTGCTATTCTTAATCCTCCAGCACCTCCTCCACCAGATTCATAACTTGTTGGTCCTGATGATCCTCCAGCTCCACCACCCGCTACTACTAAATAATCTACTGTTGAAGAACCACCAGGATTACCAGCATTAGTTACTGTAAAAGTACCAGGTCCTGTAAAAGAATGAATTTTGTAATCACCACAAGTAGTTATTGTTCCGCCTGTTGCTGCTACAAATTCTGCAGTTGAAATTTGATTAAATGTTTGACCTACTGTTTTCCAACCTTCTGTTGAATCTACATATACTAATGTATAAACTTGACCATTAATTTTAATTGTTCCATCTACTGTTTCACCATTAATTTTAGAACTATTTCTACCAACTGTGATATTATTTGTAGCTGAAGTATTTGCATAATCTGCTATTGCTACGATATCTCCAGCACTTGGAGTTGATGGTAATGTTACTGTAATTGCACCCGCTGTTGTATTAACAAAATAACCGTTTCCACTAACTGCTGTGAATCCTGTTATCTTTGGAGTTGTGTCCCAATTAACTGAACCTGATCTTCCAAAACCTGATTGAGAAGCCCCTGCAGCTAAAGTAACTGTATCTCCAGAAGCACCTAGTGTTAAAGTGGTTCCTGATTGTGGTTCAATTGCATTTACTTCTATTTTAGACATATTATATTACTACCAAAGTTCCTGTTACTGTTAAAGTACTTGTTAAAGTAACTGGTCCTGCGAGTACTCCTGATTCTATTGTTTGTGTTTCTGTAATAGATGTTGCATGTGTATTTACAAATTTTTGTGCAAGCATTGAAGGGGATGGTGTATACTCTGCTGGTAAAGAACAAAATATATCTTTAATCCCTGTATTAAAACTTACTAAACTACTAGCGTTAGAGCTAGATATTACTGTGTCTCTTGTAAAGGTAGTGGCGTTCGTTAAAGAGCCAATGCCCACTTCCCATTGATTGCCTAAAGCAATCGAATAGTAAGTTGAGTTACTTGCTCCGATACCGTCAGAAAAACTTTGAAAGCCTAACTGAGCACCACTTAATGTAACAGTGCCTGTTCCAGTTGTCGAAGTTGTTTCTTTGACTCTGTCGTTAATAACGAACACCATAAAGCTACCTCTATGATATTCTTAATATTGCATTCGCTGATGTAAACGCTGGGAACACAATTGTAAATGTTCCTGCTGTTGCTGTTTTATCTCCACCAAAATCTAGAACGCAAACAGCTTTATTAGAAGCTGATGTGTTGTAAATTAAAGCTCCCGCTGCTGTCAACGTAACTCCTGTGAATGATAAATCTGCAAAGTCAACAATTGCTACACCTGTATCAAGTGAAGTTTGTTGTCCTGTTAAAGTACCGCCTCCAGCTGTGTACTGACCAGTGTTTGCTACTTCGTTAGTTGAAGTATAAACAGTTGTTGATGCTGATAAGTTTGCTGCTGATGTGTAAAGAGATAATTTAAAAACGTTTCCGCCAGTTTGAAATTGATGCTGTCCTTCTAAAATTTGCTGTTTAAAAGAATTACATACTGCTTGTGCTATTGCCATATATTGTACTCCTTATAGTTTATGGTGATGGTGAATTAATTTTAATTCTTAATGAACCATCAAAATACTCGTCTCTACGTCTTCTACCTGTTTGTTCAATCGTAAAGCCTTGTAATGCTGTATTATACTTGTCTTGATATAGTTTGTACATATCCATCGGTCCTTTTAAGTATGCAAAGGCTTCTACTAAACAAGCATATAATAATAATTCTGGGGCATTTTCACTAACATAAGTAGTAGTGTTTGTAGCACTTAAATTGTCAGGTGTGTAAATATAGTCTAATGTTACTGGATAAGCAGCAGCTGGTATCGGTGCTACTTGAATAGCATTTTCTCTATACATAGCATAATATTTAGGAAAGCCAGTTGTTCCTGAACTATTATATTCAGTTATAAATGTATCATCTCTTGGTTCTAATGCTACTTGATTAGATGATGTATTTGTAGCAACTACTGAACGAACGATTAAGGCTCTTCTAATAGAAGTTGTTCCTTCGTCTGTATTATCATCTGGTAAACTTAAATATTGATTATTAGTATTAAATGTTGATGTAGCATATTGTCTAGCATAGTCTGCGTCTGCTTCTCTAAATATTTTATATTCAGAATTTTTAATAAAAGTATCACAAATAGTATTTGTTAATACTGATGAATCTACTTCTGTATAATCTCTAATCTGTTGTAATAATTCTGCGTATGTCATGATGTTATAATTGTTACATTACCAACACTTACTAATGCTGATCTTTTATAATTAATAATATCTCCACTAATTCCAGGTTGCATTCCATTTGATAAATACTGTCCTGGCCAATAATATAAATCTAATTGTACTTCACAACCACCGCCTGGTCTAATATCTGCTCTTGGCATTATTAATGCTTGAGGATCAGCTGGATGATAAGGAGGATCTAATTGAGGATGTTTTGGTTCATATTCAGTAAAATGAACAATAGAACCATTCCATTCTTTTCTCATTTCTCTATATGGAAATTGAGCTCCACTTCTATCAGAAATTGCTAGTGATCTTTTACCACGTGCGTATGACATTAATATCTATCTCCAAAATAAGTATAAGGTGAAATAAATACAGAAGTTCTTTGAGAATCTTCTTCTAAAGCTCTCTGTAATTCATCTTCATATAATAATTTTAAATCTTGAATTCTTTCTGGTGCATATTTTTGTGATAAATAAAATGCAAGTCCAGAAACCATACATGGTAAAAATCTATATGGTAAATCTGCTTGATTCGTATAAGAACCAGCATCTTGAATTCTTTGTATGTAATAATATTTTAAATAAGTGTAAGTTGTACAATCTGGTGCAAGATATAAACTAATTTCTGGTGTGATTTGTCTATTTACATAATATTGTGAAGGTTGCCCAGTTTGTCCTTTATTAGGAAGTGCTGCGTAAGCAGATCTATCAATTTTATTTAATGATATATCATTTGTGCTTGAAGTTATATTTTCAGAAGTTGAAACATAAGCTTCTAATACATCACTACAATCTTGTGGTGTAGTATAAGTAATTGTACCAGCTGTCATTAACTGGTTTTTTAATTCTACTTTGAAAAGATGAACACCTCTATTACCCCATTCAGAGAATAATAAATTTAAACTTCTTCTTGATGATTTTAAATCGTAACCTTTTGTATTACGAATGCCACATCTTTCGTACGCCTCTTCTATGACGTCATCAATATCTAAATTAAATGTAGTTGTGCCAGATGTAGCCATAAGTCATAACCTTACTTTTTCTTTTTAACTGGTTTTTTAATACCAGATACTTTTCCTGTAAGTTTATAAGGCTTGTGGGCTCCGCCCATTGGTTGTTTAGATGCTATATTCATTTATTTAATCCTTTGTGTTTTTAATCTTGTATATCTATCATACCACCATAGTACTTCTTAGTAAATGTCTTCACATTGGTAGGTTTTGGGCCTTTATTACCAGCTGCTCTTTTTCTTGTGACTGCTGATCTTCTTTGACCTTCTGTCATTCTTCTTGCTTTTGCAAGAGGTACACATTTTGGATAGCCTTTTCTTTTTTCTCCTTTGGATCTACCACAGGGAGCAAAAGAACCATCTTTTCTTTTAGTTCCAATATCTACCCATTTTTCTGCAACCCATTCTCTAAGACCAGCCATACTAATACTTCTTTGTAACTTTTCTTCTATTATCCATTACATCTCCACAACCTTTAGCAATACCACCTTGTTTATAATTAGATGTTTCTTTTCTTTGTTGAGATTTATTTTTACCACCTGGTTTTATTTTTCCAGAACAAACAGCACTTGCATACATATTTGCGTAGGCGCTTGGATAGACTTTAAATTTTCTTTTAGCTGCTGCTTTTCCTTTTGGACAAAGTTTACCCATTATTTTTTCTTTTTCTTTTTATAAGCAAGCATGGCTCTTGATGGTTTTGCTCCACGAAGTTTACCTTCTATTTGTTGTGGTATTTGTGATCTTCCTATTGGCATATTACCTCATTGGTGAATAAACAATTTTACCATTTACCTTCTGTGCCTTCAAGTACTGCTTTCTATTGCCTTCTTTTGAATAACTACAATGAACCCATCCACTATTAGGTTCGTTTTCATTCCAAAATTCAAGTATACATTGATCATATTCAAGGTTCTGTACAATAAAATCTGCAACGTCTTTATTTGCTACTCCAAATATCTCAAAGTCTGCAGCTTGACCTTTAGTGTGCTGACTTTTAGCTGAGGATCCTATGGCTTCACAAAGTGCAACTGATCTATATCCAGAAGATACAGAAACAGGCATACCATAATAATCTCTTAAGGGTTGTAATATTTTTTCACAAAGTATTTTTAAATTTTCTATATGTTCTTCATTTGGAATATTTTCTATTCCAAGTCTCGTTGCTTCTTGAGACTTTGTTAATTCATTTAATGTAAAGCTTTTACTTAGTTCCATTTCTTAATTTATTTATAACCTCAATAACATGTTTTTCATACTCTTTATTTGTAGAAAAATTATCTAAAGTTTTAGCCATTAAAATAGGATCTTTATTTAATGTTATTTCTCTAACTTTTCTAAACTCTGCGTATGCTCTTTTTGTATTTAAAATTTCAATATAATATCTAACAGATTCACATTTGTTTTTAAATACTCTTACTCGCCAATCAATAGTATCTGGTTGCTTATGTGGTAACATACCCTCTTTTGACCATACTCGTATACCAAATAAATTGTGTCCCTCGCGCGCGAACCTTGATGTTCCATAGTTAGATTCAACTATAGCTTGTGCAATGATAAGTTCTGTATTTACTCTTTGGCGTTTCGGGATATTAAAATTAAGATAATTGATGCAGTGGGTAAGGGAAGTGACGAATTCTTTATTGTTTGAGTATTCAAACCTCGGTATTCCAAACCCGAGTTTCACGGCCCAGTTAACCGTCTCGGTCTGGACCTTCCTCTTGGCGACTGGATTTGGGAAAAATGTACCTAATACAAATGCTGCTAGAGCTACTATCAAATATTTTATTATTATATTCTTTATTGTCATAACATTTACATTGATTTGAAAGGCAGCATCCAACTGCTAGGTTGTTAATACAATTAATCTTGCTTAACTTCTTTAATTCTTTTAATGCCATGTTTATCTACTTCTACAATGG